CAACTGAAGGTTCTTTGGTTTCTTTTTCCAACTGTTCTACTTTCTGTTCCAAGTCTTCGCTGTATTCACGTAGATTGTAGTTTTCGGAGTGAGCAGCCCCAGATAGAATGCCTAACCGAGCAGCTTCCTTTACCAGCGAGTGGTATGCTCCTTCACTTAATATCGTTACAGCGTCATGATCGTCGGGTATGTCTGCGTCAGGCTCAAATTCACCCAATGTATCATGCCACGCATCCAGTATCCTCCACGTACCAGTCGTAACATCTCTATGAGCCACATACTGAGAATCACGATCACGTAATAGTCCACCTATAGGCATAACTTTTCTCCTTACCTTACTATACTATTATACTACTCTTTTAGGATACATGACATTTCGACCATCCGCAAGCTTTGCAAGAGGAGCAACCGCCCTCTTCTACAATAAACGGGGAGCCACAACAGGTATCCAGTTGTGTAGATTCACCCTTAGTCAGAAAAGGTGCATCTACTAAATTCTCTAAATAATCGTAAGTTGTGATATCTAGGGCATCTCCTGACTTAGGTGTTTCCACTTTTACTAACACTTCTTTCACCCTACTTCCTGAACGGTAAACTGTGATACCTTTACATTTAGATTGCCATGCAATCATATAAGCAGCGTATACATCTTCTATTGTAGCACTGTTCGGAAAGTTAATCGTCTTAGAAATGCCAGAGTCACACGACTTTTGGAAAGCTGACTGCATAAGTACGTGCGCTTCTGAAGAAATTTCATCGGATGTAACATACACATCCTTAACCCACTGAGGTACATCAGGTCTACCTTGTATAGACCCTCCCTCATAAATGTGTTCCATCAACTCTTCTGAATAAAACTCATGTTTTTTTGCATCTTTCTCAAAATATTTATTTATATAATGTAGGGTTTCTCCCTCAAGAATATTTGTTTTGCGCCACGCTAAAGCAAATAAGGGTTCTACCCCACTTGAGGTATCAGCTAGCATAGATATGGTACCTGTGGGCGCAACTGTAATCCTGCAAGCATTTCTAAACTGAGTCTCGGAAGAAGCGTAATCACTCTTACCCCACGCTGGGAACACCCCTCGCTCATCCGATAATGTCTTAGATTCACTATCCGCAACATCTTTTATAAACCCCATAATTTCTCCGCCAACCTCTCGACCAAGTTTAGTATGATAGCCTATACGTAACTGAGTTAGAAGATCGGCGAAGCCCATAATACCCAACCCTATTTTGCGGGTACTCTTAGTCATAATTTCTATATCGTGGGTTGCATACTCGTTAGCATCAATTACGTTATCTAAAAACCTTGTAGAGCTTCTTACCACCGCTCCTAGCCGGTTCCAGTTAACCCCTGTTTTCCAATTAGCCGAATCTGGTTTCGTCTCAACAAAGTTAGCTAGGTTAATGGAGCCTAGATTGCAAGATTCATTGGGTAGTAAGGGCTGCTCACCACATGGGTTGGTTGCAATCATGTCCCCGAACTGCTCAGATACATGATTATCTTTATTAATGGTGTCTAGGAAAACCATGCCCGGTTCTCCGTTCCTCCATGCCCCGTTTATTATTTTATTGAAAACGTCTCTCGCATCCAACTCCCCCACTATTGCGTTGGTACGTGGATTAATTAAAGGGAAATGCGTTCCAGATACGACAGATTTCATAAAGTTATCTGAAACACCCACGGAAATATTAAAATTGTGTATCTCCCCCTCAACTTTTTTACAGTCTATAAACTCTAAGATGTCCGGATGGTGAACATCCATCACCGCCATGTTTGCGCCATCACGTTTCCCACCTTGGGTAATCATTGATGATACCCGTGAAAGGGTTTTCAATACTTCTATTGGCCCACAAGATATTCCATGTGTAGTTTTTATACGATCTCCCTTTGGTCGAAGTTTAGATAACGCAAAGCCTGTACCCCCTCCAAACTTTTGAACCATCGCTGAATCAGTTGCAGCTTTCATTATCCCTTCCATACTATCTTCAAGGGGTAGAACAAAACATGCGGAAAGGGTACCTTGATTAGTACCAGCATTCATAAGGGTTGGGGAATTGGGGATGAAATCTAAGGCACTCATCATCTGAAAGAACTCGTTAGATACCATTTTAATTTCTACGTCAAGTTTCCCGTAGTTCCTCTCCGGTACTGCGACCGCATTAGCTACCCTTCTGAACAATTCGTCCGCATCTTCAATAGGAGTCCCAGCATCATTTTTTTGGAAGTATCGTTTTTCAGCTACGATTTGAGCTTGGGATGTTAAAGTTACCATGTATATCTCCTACTAACCTCTGTGTAAACATAATAGACAAAGTTTGTTCTCTGGAACCCATACAGCGGGAGAACATTCTGAGATCGTGCAATCGGGATTAGGGCGATCAGGATGGTTTTCCTCTACGGGTATAGTATTATTATACCCCTCCTTACTGGCATTTTGCAACCTTTCCATCATCTTTTTTACGCCACTTTCATCTTCTTTGTCCGGTTCAAAGGCGGTAGCTAAATTTCCTACATCCTGTACCTTATAGCTACTAGCTTCATGAGCGGCGGTAAGAGCCATCCCAATTGAAAAGAAAGCATCCCCATGCCCCATTGGGGTGACTGGAGCTTTCAAATCGTTGTTGACTGAAAGTATCTGCTGCTTTTGTCTTTCGTCTCGCAACAGCCTTAAAGTATCATTGTGTACTGTCTCCTCAAAGATTTGAGCCATTGTATGCTTACTCTTACTTGTAAACGACATTGGGAACCAAGCTGAGTTCAGTCCCCTGTCCTCCAACTCCCCACGAGTATTATCTATATAACCTCTAGTAATTTTAAAATTCTTCGCTGCATCATTCAAGTATTCAATTTGCGCCGCATAATCCCAACCATCCAGAAACGATTGATGTATCTGTTCTAGATAGCTCCCGTTCCTTTTAAAAACAACTAGGTGCGAAGGGTGTCGCTTTTTCCCTACATCAAACCCTGCGTAAATCTCGTCATCCTCATTAAAGAGATGCTCTGTCGTAGCAGATAAACTACGTAAGCTGGCATCCTCACATCTGGAAATTTCATCATAAGAAAAATAAGCCTCCGTACTAAACGCTGGTTGCAATAAAAATTCAGATGCAAACGATTTAGGATTAGCTTTTTGTGTGTCAAGTAAAAACTTTTCAGAATACATATTAGGGAACAAAACTCTGCGCCCCGGCTCCGGGTCTAACGCAGGAAGCTTCCTAGTAAAAAACCTCTCGTCTTTCTCTAAGACAGTCAACAGGTCACCCGGTATCATTGGGGTGCCCACCACTATAATTGGACACCCTCGATTAGGTATGAACATAGATTCAGTCATGAAGTGATCTTCGATTTTATTCATCTGACCGACAGCTAACGGGTTGTCGGGGTCACGCAGGATGTCATCTGCCACCAATGCCCCGTTAACGTGTAGTCCCCGTTTGAATGAAAATAATCCCCCGTGTAAAATTTCAGCAACCTTACCATCTACCCCGTACCTGAAAGTAAAATCACCTCTAGGGGTTTTATCCACTAACCACTGCATTAATATAGGATTCCTAGAAACCTCTTTCTTTAGTTCCCCTATATGATATTGAGCCATTGAAGCACTGTAAGAAAGGTACAAGGTGTTAGAATTAGTTCCCATTTTTAACAACCGCCATACAGCAAAAGCATGACCTAAAATGGTGGATTTGAAATGCGCTCGTGGTAACACACTTACGTAATTCAACCCTTCTTCTAACGCATATTCCACATCTTCACAAATTTGTCCCACATGCCAAGCATTAAATAAGGAGGGGTTGTCGAAACTTTGAGACCACACATCTCTTACGAAATCCCAAAAACCCCCAACAGCAAACTTTTTATTAGTCTCTAATTGGTCAGCCATTAAAGCTAATGCATCTATAACCGAAACTGTTTCCGCTTTAGTCAATGACTGTCACTTTCTTATCTTGGGCAGTATTAGAAACAAGAAGTCTAAGTTTAGCTGCGAGACGTTGCATTAGTTCAGAATCGTCAATCTCACTAATTAGAATTTGGATAACGTCCTGTACAAATTGTAAATTAATCAAACCTTCAATTACTTGCCGCTCTCCATCTATACCTATAGATGCAGCTTTTACAGCGTCAAAAGCTCTATCGAATGTGAGATTGTTTAGTTCGGCTGTAGCCTTCTCTCGTATATTCCCGTAAACATCTAAATGTTCCTGTTGGAGCCTGACGAGCCTACCTGATTCAGTTTCAACAGTTCTCTCTAAAGCTTTAGTTTTTACGTCAGTTCTCTTGGAATCCCAATTATACTTCTTAGCCCACGAGTACACGGTTTGATTACTTACCGTAATGGAATATTCCGAGGAAACTGCATCAGCAATTTCCCGTGCTGAAGAATCATCTTTTAGGTATAATTCCATAGCACGGTTTTTTACTTCTTGGGGAATAGTTTTAGGCATAGGTTACAGTACACCGTCTTGGTCAGGCATTTGTCGATCTCTGAAGTCTTGGTTGTCGTCGGGCGGCGCAAAGTAGGCGGAGTTTTGGGACTCTATACTACCACCGTAGGGTGTGCCATCGCCTTGCAGTAACTTGCTAAAGTCCATATGTCCTGTCTTATTAGTAGCTGCGTTGTAACAGGCTGGCACTTTAAATTTAGCTCCGCTGGAAAAGAATTGTTTAAAGTCTACCCCAATCTCATCCCTAGTGCACAACCCCACCCAAACATTCTCTTTTTCAACAATGGGTTTGTAGCTGGTGTTGTTTCTAAGGGTTCCGGTAGTTCTTTGAGTGTTATCGAACTGTTTATTGTGAGCACAGGCATAATATTTACACCAAATCACTGTACCATGCTGTTCTTTCAAGTCTTCCAGCGTAGTTCCTTCTGGTAACCTATCTTCATATACCACAGGCTCTTCTTCTTTAGAACCGCCCCTAGAAACGTACATCTTAAACTTATTGTCCATATCTTTTCCCCCACAATGCTATACAGGCCGCATCTGCGTAATCCTGTTCGGGGAATCTTTCTCCCCATAAATCTACAGCGAAGTCCATTATATCAGACTTCTTGGCGTTACCGTATCCCAACACTTGTCTTTTCCACGTATTATTATCCACAGCTTTGAAAGAGATGCCACTACTATGTAAACCGTATTTTACGCCCGCTACCACCGAAGCGATAGCTATCGTGGCCTTAGCATTTTGTATGTATATAGCAGACTCTATCGCTGCTGCGCTTATATCTATTATACTTAAACCATCATATACTTGGTCAAGTATCTCGTAAAATCTTTCTTCCGCCAACTTACCCTTACTACTATACTTCTTTAACTCCACCAAAGATTCGTCCTCATCAAGGATGGCTATGTGAACAGCTTTAGAGGAACAATCTATACCCCCTATCATTCTATACCCTCCGGAAAATTCTCTAAATCTTCATTTAAATCTAATAGGACTTGCGCTAAATCATCTACAATCATTAGCCCTTCATGAGTACTCCCAGTTACAACATTGTATTTCAACGCTGAAAGACCCAATTCTATATAACTTATCTTAGCTAAAAGCTCTTCGATCATCTGTTTTCTCCTCATACGCTTGAGTTCTTATAGCCACAACTCTAGAAACGGTAGCATAAGCTGAAGTGTATAACTTCAACTCCCCCAAAACTTTTTGGTATGCCGTATTTACATCAATGCAATCTCTGCGTAAATCCATCAGTGCTGGGTTAGTCATAAGCACTTCCCCCCGCATCTGCTCTCTAGTAGGCTTCTTTTTTGCTTCAGCTTCATATCTCTGATTCAACTGAAAGATTGCAATGTTATACCCTTCTTCAAACTGGGCTTCCATCGCACCACGCCTAGCTTCTAAGTCAGCTACATGTTGTTCTAAGAGACTCTTGGAACCCCCATACATAACTAGGTAATCTACAAGTTGTTTATTATCAGCTTTCATAACGTCAGCGAAATTTAAACCTTCTTGAGGCTTTTCCACGTTTAATGCAAATCCCGGCACAGAAATACTATCTACGTACTCTTGAGCCTGAGATATGGCATCTTCATACGACCATCGTTTTTTCATAATAACACCTTCTTACAATTGCAATACCACATCCCAGTACATTTTACAGGCGCTTCTTTCATATCCATAATTCTATAACATCTACTAACCAAGTCTTCCCACGAAAGGGGGTCATGTAATATTTTAAAGGATTTCAAGTCTTGGGTATCTTTGTTCTCGTACAATAGATAAGCATTTTCCGGTTCCGCTGTGTTTAAATACAACTGAACTTGGACTAGGTGTTCTGGTTTTGGGCCCTTCAACTTAGAAAACCCTACAGAATTTATTGTTTTTAGCTCTAAGATAGCCCCTTTATCCGTACCGTCTTTTATAATAAAGTCAATTCTTCCTGAAAGCGGGGGGTCATCACACGTAGCTACTACTTCCCGACCTATCAGCATGTCAGCTTTTTCTAAGTAGATTTCCACCCTCTCCTCAAACGAACCCCCTGTATCGAAAATACGCTGTAACTTAGGCTTGATGTCCAACGCTGGCATCAAACCCTTGTAAGAAAGGTAAAGATACCTGTCGCAAGGGTTTCCTAAACTTGAGGGATAAAACACACCCGCTCTAGGAGGGCGTCCCTCAGAGACCATGGTACTTTCCAACTGTTTTATCAGCCATTTATCCTTAGATACAAATTCCCCCATACCTAAAGACTGAGTTCTAATCTGTTTAATTCCTGACATAATCTTTCCTTTACAGTTTTCAACGTATTTTCCCTAAAGTGCCAAATCTCTTCTATTCCCATATCCCTTAACTTAGCATCTCGTTCTGCGTCCCGTTTAGCTAAATGACCGAAAGGGCCATCCGCTTCCACAACCACCTCTATCTCAGGCAGATAGAAGTCTACGTCATACGTACCAAACCTAGCTTGGGATATGTATTGTAATCCAGTTTCTTCTATGCACTTCTGTATAAGCTTCTCCTGCTCAGTCCAGAATTTCGACGGCATCTATTATTTTCTTCATTTCATCTGGGTAATCCGCAGCAAAGACACGCAAGTTATCGAATCCCTGTAACTTACCTGATGGGAATTGATCGCAGTAATACCACGCTCCCCGTTTAGTTATGATACCTTTCTCCAAAGCTTCCCGCAAAAAGGTTTCATTTGTATCTATACCCCCCTCAATACGGAATGGTATCTCAACTTGCTCCCATCTTTCCCCACCAAACTTATCTTTCAGTAATGCGGCTTGTATCATAAACCCAACACGCTTATCCCTTTCTTTAATGTAAGCCCCTCTACGAGTCTCCATTACGGCATGAGCAAAGAATTGTTGTCCCTTACCACCCGGCATTGTTTCAATAGCGGATACCGGCCCCATAGAACCTCTCACCTGATTGATAACAACTAAAGCTGAACCGTGCTTCAACAGCGGAAGCAATCTAACCAATGCTTGGTTCCATGATCTTGCTTGCCATGCTATAGGATTGTACCCGAAAGAATCCTTGTTATCCATAATTGTCTCCGGTATAAGACCAGCTACACTATCTAGGACAACTAAATCAACCCCCGCCTTTAGACCAGCTTCCATAGCCCTGTACGCTTCTTCTGCGGTAGGTGCTTGTTTTATTAACACATTGGACGTATCTAGCCCACACTTACCCATCCATACAGCATCCCAAGACATTTCTGTATCTACCCACAACGAAACCCCGCCTTGAGCTTGGACAGACTTGCACAATTGACTGGCAAGATAAGACTTACCTGACGACCACCCACCAAAAAATAAAGAGAACTTCTTCTTCGGTATCCCCCCGCTAGTAATCCTGTCCAATTGCGGTAGGTTGAACGGTATCTTCTCGTAAGAAAATTCGTCTGAATCTCCCGGTACCAAACCTAAAGTCTTATCGTCTAACAAGTCTTTGAATAGGTTACTCGCTGTCATCTTTTAACTCACCCCTATTGATATAGGCTTCTGACCACGCAAAACAAACCGCAGCGCATTGGATAAGCTCCTCAAACATACCGGCTATACGCTGGTCATTCACATCCTTAGCAACCTCACCAATTTCTTCAGTTAAAATTGACATCCACTGTAAATCTGTATTATGTGTCTGATCTCCCCACCGATTGTCCTGTCTCTCTCGTTCAGACAAAACAGCTTCAAGAATCTTAGCTCGTGTTAGTTCATTCATTACCCAGCATCCTTTAAAATCTTCTCTACTTCCGCATCAGCCAATTTATATAGTTTAACAAAAGCCTTTCCTAAAGCTTGTTTCGCAGACTCAATTTGCTCTTCTATATCGTGGTCGGTATCAAGATCATAAATACCGACCGTCGCCTTTGCTGAATTATAGTTTCCTAAATTTACAGTAAAGGACAGTTCTTGCGATACTTTCGCCATTAGATTCTCCTTAATCCCAATCTATGTAACTACTAATTGTATCAGGTTTAGGTGTCTCCGTCAATACAAAATCCTTCTTAGTTGCCCAAGAAGGCTCACATACTTCCACATCTACTTGCAAAGGTATATTTAATGAATTTATCTCTAACAATTCTTTAATTGCGGGAACAACCTCATACGCCTCATCTTTGTGTATCTCACAAATAATCTCATCGTGTACCTGTAACAACATAGTGCTTTTCTTATCCTCTAAATATTTCGAAACTACAATCATACGCTCACTTAGTAAGTCAGCACTGGTTCCCTGTATGAGATAGTTGACAGCTTTGTACCCCTTGTCTGAAGGTACTTTGTAAATCCTGCCAAACTTATTTTGAACCCACCCACGGCGTTCGATCATTCTAACCACGGTATCAAAGAATTTCTTTGACCCTGATATGTTTGCAAAGTATTCTTTCTTATATCTCGCCGCTTCCTTAGGGGTAGTCTTCAACTGTTGGGCTAACTTATCTTTACCAATCCCATAGATCACTCCGAACGTAATCGTCTTAGCGAGTTGCCTGTAGAATTTAAAGTCCGGGCTATCTTCTTCTACTTTGAAAGCCAGCTTTGCAGCTTCTCCGTGAAAATCTACATCCCCCCGTCTCATAAGTTCTAACATAGCTGGGTTATTTATGTAATACATAAACATCCTAACTTCCATTTGAGAGTAATCGTAAGACACTAAGTAATGATTGTCTCTCGGGATAAACAACCTACGAATAGAAACTTGTCCGGGGTTCGACTTGTCAAGAGATTCATCGCCTATAAACCCCCACGACTTGATAACTTCATCACTTAGTTTCTTACTATCTAAAGCATTACCACCCTTGGAAGCTATAGTCGCCCCCACCCGTTCCCTGACATCTAGGAGTTCCTCTGGTGTAAAATCGACATCATAAAGTTTATAATGGTTACGTGGGATGTTTTGAAGGTTAGGACTGCGTGAGGCTAACCGCCCCGTAACAGTTCCCCAGTTAGCAAAGGTGGTATGCATCACAGGCGTTTCAAGGTACGGTTCGATGTATGTGGACTTTAACTTCGCCAACGTCCTGTGCTGCCGTATTAGGCCCGCTACAGGGTGATTTATCTGGACTAACGCCCCCTCATTCCAAGCCTCTGCTCCTGATGCAGTTTTCATAGGAGAATGTATACCCACTGAATTAAAGTACGAACCGACTTGTTGGGGACTGGATATATTAAATACCTGCCCCGCAAGAGTTTCTATACGATGTTGGATGTCTGCACTACGGGTGCTAAGCTTATCCAATGTCGATAAAGCGTACTTCTGGTCTATCCGCATGCCTTCACGCTCCATATTTAACAAAACTTTTGTTAAATCTACCTGCATCTGCCACACACCCTCTTGATTACTCTTCTTTATCTTCTCCAACGAGTCTTCATACAACTTTAGTGTCCAGTAAGCGTCCTTTTCGCAGTAAGGCCCCAAAATTTCGGTTGGGCACATGGAAAAATCCCGATTCCACTTGTTCTTCACCAATGTTTGCTTAGTTTCTTTGTCATAAGCGGCATTATTGGGGCCAAAACGCCTAGAAATGGTCTCCGTTAGGGATAAACCGTTTACAATGCTCGATTCAGTCAACCTAGCCATCACAATCACATCAATTAGCTGCTTGCCGTCCACACGGAACCCCTCCTGCTCCAAAAAGGGTACATCGAACTTCAAATTGTATGCTATAACACGTTTTACCTTGTTTAACTCGTCAAAAAGAGGAGATAGGTACTTCGGGTCGAGGTTACCCCCTAAACTTTGGTGCCTGAACGGAAAATAAAACGTATGGTCTGGAACCGCCACCCCAACCCCACATAATTGGTGCCGAGAGTATGCGTCCAGACCATTTGTTTCACAATCTACCGCCCAATCCTCGTAATTACCGAGGGTAGCAACAGCCGAATCGAATTGTTGCCCGGTTAGCACTAACACTAGAAGGGCAGTTCTTCATCGTCGTCATCTGAAGCTAACGCCTTAGCTGTCTCAGGTATACCCGTAGCAGCTTCTGCTGACGGGGTACTGGACTCACTATACGTTTCCATCATGTAATCCTTTACAGATTGAAGGTCTCCAATAGTGTTGTACCTAGCTTCAGGTATCTCATCTTCCTTAGTGGTTGCAGTTATCGTATAGGTAGTATCCAATCCTGCACCTGTACGCCGAACCCTCACAACACCTTTGCCCAAATGGCCCCAGTCATTGTAAACGTCTACCAACTGATTCCAGATGTAGTTACCACGACCGAAGGTTAGAGGTAATATACGGAAGTCGTTGACGACCTCTTTGTATACTGTCTTACCCGATGGGCCTGTAATCGCTTCCCACGAATCTATCTTACGCTCGGGATGGAATACTTCTGTAACGTATGTCCAGAAAGCAAACCTGTGTTGAGGCTTACTATCTGATGGAACTACCCCTAGAGGGCCATCTGGCCCAGATATCACACTTTTGTATGTGTTCTCATCCCTAAATGTATGCATCCAATATTCGTCCAAGAACGGATCATCATCGTCTCCGGTAGCAACCGAAATGATAAATGCTTGGTCACCATCTCGCAACCACATTTCTTTCCGGAGACCCCCTGAATTAGATCGCTCTGAAGCTGTTGAACTTGCTCGCTCCTGTATAGCCTTTATCCCACTCATGCTTATCCTCCTACCAGTATTCCCGGTCTTGGATTATTTTATCAATCACTTGTTTATCTCGAATATCTTGAACATCCTTATATTGCAAAGGAATATCAACATATGCTATTCTAACTGACTGCCCCAGATATGTCAAGGCTTTCTCCTTACCTATCTGCCCAGCCTCATCATTATCAAGACATAATACCACCTCATCCACCGGCAACTCTTGTACCAACTCTACCTGCTTTTTCGATATAGACATGCCTAAAATAGCCACTGCGCTATATCCTAACTGATTTAACCACATTGCGTCAAGCGGCCCTTCAACAATACATAGTAATTTTGAAGGCTTTATTAGACCACCGCCGAATAAAACTCTAGATTTCTTAAAGTTTCGTGGGTACAGGTATTTTGGAAACCCGCTCTCACGACGTATTACCCAACCTACATCAACGTTATTTAAATCCTTAATGGGTATCGCTAACCCATTCTCCGCCGTTATCCCAGCACCCCATTTCTTCAACGTTTGTTTATCGAAACCCCTGCTGAAAATCCAATCAGGTACAAACTTTTGGTTGAACGGGAAGTCCACTTCCGGTAGGTGGGTGGGTTCTACCTCAATTTCATCGAAGAAATCTGTACCAACTGATACACTATGATCTCCTAAGAACTGAGATAGCTGCCCCGAAGAAAGATTCAAGTACTCTTGAACGAAACCTCTTAGGCTACCCTGCCCACACCCCCGAAAACAAATCCATACACCTTTACTAGTGTTTATGGAGCATGAAGTATGCTGGTCATAGTGAAACGGGCAAAGAATATTGAACTGTTCTTCACCAGCAGGTACCGAAATACCTGCTTCTAATAACACTGATGCCCAATCAAACATTACGCCTTCGCTTTACGGTCTGCTTTGTTTGCTCTAACGAATAGAACAACTTCATTTTCGTACCCACTGGAGTCAGAGACAGACCCGTTACGGATATCTCCGACTGTAATAGAGACCAAAGGTTTCCCCGGCCCTTTACTACGCCCAGTTTTCACAACTATGCTGTCCTCATCATCTTTAAACCAACCAAGTAATCCCATTATAGACCTCCTATAGTCCTATATCAAACTCTTCGACTTGTCCACTATCCACATTCCAAGTAAAGGTGCAGTTATCAACCGGCAAATCCCCATCCCTATACTTCTGAAATTGTATTTCCCTTTGACTGTCAACGTCTTCTACCATGCACATTGACAGGGCAACATCAGAAGCTCGGATAAGGGCATCACCAAATGCGACCTGATCTGCTCTGGGGGGCGCAAACATGTTTGACGCATCCCTTGTAGCCTGTGTTGAAACCATTATATCATTATTCTGCGATAACGCAAAATTCTTTAGCCCGTAGAATAAGCTATGGCTTTGTTCCCATGCCGCCTTTCGTGAATCTGATGTGGATACTAAGTATACCCCATCTATAACGGTAAGGTCAGGTGAGTATTTACGTATCAACCCTGCGATACTGGGCAAAGATATGCTATCTTCACCATTAATGTGATCACACACTAGCAGTTTATTGGCGCTTGTTTCCGAAAGAAACTTCTTATACACAGTTTCATCTATAGGTTGACCAGATCGTATAGCTCTATGGGATAACTTGTACCCCATCATGTTAGCAAGTATGACATCCATACGCATCTCTATAGAACGTTTTGTCATTTCGGTGGATACCAACAGTACCCTACGGTTATCCAGTATAGCTTCCGCTGCAACCTTTACACATAACCAAGTCTTACCAACGGTAGGGCGGGCAAAAGCAGATATCAAGTCCCCTTCCTGCCAACCCATTCCTGTGCTGTTGATAGTTCTAAAGGGGGTACGTATCCCAATCATACCATCCCCCATCTCTCGTTTCTTATTACGGGCTTGCCACTCTGTGAATCTATCTGAGTCACCGGTATCGTAATACGATACATCCTCATCATAGGTAACCTCAACATCCGCAAGAGATTGAGTAATTGCACTCAAAGCGGCTTTAGGATTATCTTGCAACACAGCCTTATTTGAACTGAATGAATTTACGATTTCCCTAAACAAAACCTGCTTCTTAAACTCATCTTGAGCATAATCGAAGTTAGTGGTAACCGCTTCAACCCGCAACTTAGGGAAGTTCTCTGTCAGAACACTGGGTTCTGGGAACTCTTTATATTCATCTATATGAGAGTTAATGAATCTAACTGCTTCCCCATGAATAACAAAGTTCTTTATAGGGAATTTAAACTTACGGTAGTTATTTTCGTTACAAAGACCGTAAACAATGGCTGATTCCATAAAATTAAAATTAGCACTATCCATATCTACCCTACCTTGATGAGTACATTACTCTGTTATAACTATTATGTACATAAAAATTACATGCCGGGTCAGGGGGGTTGTCCACTAACTGCTTGGCATCTGTATAAGAGGAGTATACACCATAATCCCAAACTTGTCTAGCAACATTATTGACACCAACAACTCTGAATTTATTGAGGGGTGCTGCTCTTTGCCCTAGAGAATCAAGTAGTCGAGGTGAGTTCTGCTTGCGTTCCTTGTAAGCCATACTTCTGCTCCAATTGTAAAACTAAATTTGAATACGTTTTTTTGTCAGATGCGGCAGGGAACCACTTGGTTTCCAAGCGCATTAAATGTCTCCAAATTATTCTACATGGGTCGGAAGGCCGAGTCAACACTAACCAGTAAAGATCGGGTCTTTTACAGTCAGGAAGGTAATAAGATAGTCCGCCTAGGGTGTATGGGATGGTGGCGTTCTTGCCGTTCTTCTTAAGTGAGGAGAGTAAAGCGCAAAGGATATCATAATAACCATGCTTCTCTATAGCATTCTTTAACATACTCATCTCTCGACCGATGAAAGTAGAAACCGCATACTCCTGTCCAGTTACATCTTTATATAACTTCTCATATTCGGAGAATGCAGTCCTACAAGTTAGTTGTTTTTGTGTCTTGGTTCCCATAATAATTTAATAACTTATCTTTAACTTGCGCTCGTACCTTGTGGGGTGAGATTCCCCCTAGTTTAAAGTAAATTTCCTTATTATTATACTTATTTAACTTAGCTTCGATGTATTTTTGTTCGGTGGGGGTTAAATTTATCTGTTTTAGCTCTTCTATGAAAGCTACTATCCCAAAACCGGGGTCTTCTACGGCTGCTAACTCCGCAAGGCTCTTATTTCCTCCATCGTCTGGAATCTGAACGAAAATCGGCTGCCTCTCCAAACGTGCTTGAGCTTTTGTGATAAAAGTTCGTATGGTATTCACCATACTGGTATGTAAATAAGTATGAAAGGAAGCATTTCGATCAGGATCATACTTTTTTGCTGCCTTACATATAACTAAACGCAATTCTTGGGCTACATCTTCTCGTTCCA